GGCGTTTTGCGGAATAGTGTCCTGCAACCAAAGCCGCGCCAATTCCCAAGTCTCCCCGCCGTATCTCTTGGATGTTTCGCGAGGCGGCAACGCAAAGACAATTATTCCTATAAAATTATTCCATTCATTTTTTAATCTCATGCCCAATACTAATGTGCAAACACCCGGCCATTTCCCAATATAATGACGCTTTATCATCGCGTCACCTTCGCTGCGGCCTATACGCTCAACGATACAATTCTCGCGCCATACTTTATCGAAAGTCTGACAATCCGGTTTCATGTTCGATCACACAAAATTTATACATGAGAGAACAATAAACAATATCGCGCCGCCGATTATCTCGATCATTGCATTGCCCTCCACATTGCAATCAAAGCCGCGTCCGAGCGTCCGTTGTCTTTGACCCGCGAGAACGCCGAAGCGTAAGCCGGAAACAATTCGCACGCCCGTTGCCGCGATCCGTCTTTCCCGCCCCGCACGCCGAGCGCCTTTTGCCAGGATTTTGGCGCGACGAACTCAATCGGTATCCCCTGTCCCGCTAATACGCCGCGAACGAGCCCGACGGCAAGCCCGAAAGAAAACATCGACGTGACGCCTTGGCCTGGCATTGCATAGACGCGCTCGATCACCGCGACAACCGGGGGCCGCGCGCCGAGAACGGCCGCGATCATTTGTTCGGATATCTCGTTGCGCTTCTTGCCGTTGCGGAGAACCTGGACCGTTGGCATATCGAGAAGTTCGAGCGTGCCGGCAACCGTATCGAAGAACGCGAACGCGCCCGACGCGCCGGGGTCGATGCCAAGGATTTTCATTTACTTCTCACCATCTCTATATCGATCCCAACCACCCGACCGAACGCCGCGATTGTATCGACCAACACCTTGCCGTCATTCTTCAACGCGAAGTTATAGGTCGCGTGGGAGTACCCCGCGTCAAGCGACACTTGACGTTGCGACTTCCCCGTTGCCCGGCGTGCGCCTTCGATCAACGCCATCGCCGCTTTGCCGGTGCTAACTTTCATTGAATTCCCCCGCCAACTGGCCCGCAAGCGCAAGATATCCGCAAGCGTCGATGTAGTCATCGATATTGAAATTGCCATTACTGATACGGGCGATCTTTAGACAGACCATAAACATAATACCGTCCTCTGGCGCTATCTCCACGCCGGTTTCGATATTGAACAGGGCCGTAGCGGTTTCAAACACATCGCGGACTTCTCCGTGCTGTTTCTTGCGCGGGCCGGATACCAGATCCGCCGCCGTGCGGAGAATTTCTTCGGCTTTCATTTCCGCCCCCTCAATTCCGCTTCCGTCGCCGCGACTTCGGCAAGGAAACCCTCGACCGCATCCTCGATCTCGTCGATGCGCTCGTTGTCGGCCTCGACCCGTTTTACAAATAGCTGGCAGTTCGCCGGCAAGCGCGGATCGTAGGAAACGAAGTCGCACCAGGCCCGACCCGTACACGCCATTTGAAAATAAATCTGCGGCAAATACTTCGCTGGCACTTCGTTCGCGCGCAACGTCGTTACATGAGTTAACGAATTCGGGCATTTGATCTCGACCAGGCCGTGTTCGCCAACTAACCCGTCCGGGGACGCGCCCGCCATCTTCATCAGCGGGTGAACGATAAACCCGACCTCCTCAACGAACACTTCTCGCGTAACTTCGTAGGCCTCGCGGGCGAACGGTTCCTGCTCCGTCCCCCATTGCATCGCCGCGTTCGCAAAGAACGGCGTAGGCTCGCCCGACAGGCGCTCGGTGACTAGCTCAAGCAAATAGTTACCCCGGCTCGCTGCGGGCCCGGATTTCGTCTTCGCACAAATATCCGCAACGCGGGAGGCCGTGGCCCTACCAAGCCGCGCCGCAAACCATTCCGCTGATCCTTGTTCCATTCTATTCTCCTATATTGACCACGACCGCGACCCCGATCCCGATCGCGATCCCGATCGCGACCAGTAAAGAGCTTTATATTTTGACCTAAACATCGTGGGCCAGAACTCGCCGATCAGTGCTATCGGTAGTCATTGGACCTCCTCGCAGGTCACGTCGCGGACCATCCCGTCCGGCACCGCTGCCGGGTTGGCCTCGACGAACGAGGCCGCGATCGAGCAGGACTTCCAGTCGCCATATTCATGCACGATTGAAGTATAGCGGATCGTCAAGAGGAACGTCGCCGGGCCGGTGTACGCGCTCGGCGACGGTGACGGCTCGCGGTAGGGGAACGCGATCATCGCGATCCCAAGGCCGGCCAGCGCGACGAGAAGGCCCGCTCTCACTTTATCTCGTCCCAGATATCGAGCGTCTTTTGCGCCGCCGTCGCGAGCCGCGCGTCGTCGACCAACGCGATCAAAGCGAGGCATTCCCGTGCGTTTAATCCCCCCTGACCCGCCGGGTGCAGGAGTGCGCGGCTGTTTTTCCAATACGAACATGCAATCGATTCCCGTGCTGTTTTCATTTTGACGCCTCTATATTATGGTATTCGTTCCAAAGCCGGCGGTTTTCCTCGGTTATCGCTGCTTTTTTCGCCGCTTCCAACGCCGCCTTCGCCGCCGCCTTTGCGGCGTGCCGCGCGTCGGTCGCCGCCTCTTCTTTCCGGATTTTGAGCAATATCTTCGAAAGCACGACAGGGTCGGGGTGAAGGCTGACGGCGCGCCCCAATTGTTTTAACACCTCGTCGGCGTCCGGGTCCAAGTTCGGCACTTCGCCGAAGTTTACCCAATCCGATCTATTTATGGTCATCGTCGAGCGTCCGAATCGCCCAAATCGCGATCGCGACGACGCCGATCACAAATAACACGGCCAGCACCGGCAGGAGAATCGTCATGGCAGTGTTCGATGCAATACTCGATACAATGCGCGCAAATTTTGCGAGCTTTTAATTATTAGAGAAACCGATTTGGCGCTAAATTCCCCTCCCCTTGGCCCACCAAAACCAAGCGCATTAAGGCGCTCTGCAATCTCGTCGCACTTTGCTCCATTGATTAATTCGGCTCTGATTTCTGGGATTAAGCGCCGCCGAGATGTCGGTAGTTTTTTGTGAGGCCCCGGCAGCATTATGTGAACGGCGTCTTCGTAGATCGCCCAGCGGCGCCCAACTTTCACGGCCTCTATTTTTCCCCGATAAACCAAATTGTGCATCGATTTTTTTGTCAGGTTTAACCGTTTAGCCGCCTCCTTCGTGGTAATTGTTTTGCGTTTCGGTGGCTTGTTACCGGGGGCAGAAAGCCGCGCAAAAAACCTAGTAATAAAATTGACCATATCAATTAGTCTCCCGACCAAATTTAAGGATATCCTCGATCCGGGCAACGCCGCCCTCGGCGTCGTCAACGAACATCTCTAGGGCGCGCTGTTTCGCCCGCTCAACGCGGTTGGGCGTTAGATGGGCCGCGAACCCGTCCGCGAGGTCAATCGCGTCCGCAAGGCGATCCGGGGGCGCCCGGAGGGCCATATACAAGGCGGCGACCGTCAGCGAGTAAAAGGAGGGCGAGGGGGTCATTGGGCACCCCCGATCGCGCCGAGAAACCCGTTAAGGGTTTCCATTGAGGCAGCGTTTTCGTCGATGATCTCGGCGCGGCTCAAGAGTTGGTGTTCCGCGGGCGTGAGGCGCTCCTTACATTGGAGCGAAAAGAATTGCGCCTTGGTAAGCCGGGGGCGGGTGAAGGTTGCCATGTTCTAGCCCTCCACCGGAGCCGGGTTAGCGCAAGTGGAGCAAAAAGGCACCGCTTCGCGGAATGGCGAGCGAAACTCAACGCCGTTTATGATGTCGATTGTATCCCCGATCACGATAGACTTTTTCGCGTACTGATCGCCCTTGCGGATTTCGCACTTGCATTTCGCGCAGGTGTAGTCTCGGTTCGCTCGTTTCGTTTTCATCGTGTTTTCTCCTCGTGTTTCGTGTTGGTTGCTCAGTGTCGTTACCCTAATCGGTATCAAGTCTGCTTGTCAACGGGTAATTTAATAGGGGGGGTATTTATTTTATCGGTTTTTCGTTCCTATTACGTTCTAAAGCAGAGGTGACCCCCAATCTCTTATTACGACCTCGCTTTGAGGCGCGCGATCACTTCCCAGGGCTCCAGCTTGCGCGGCGACTTTGCGCGCCGCTTGGCCATGCTCTTCGCCCGCTTCGCGTCCCTAACGATTTCCTCGATCGCCATATATTTCAGAAACCGGTGTTTGCGATCCCTGTTGTGATTCTCGGGCATTACGACCAGTCCTGGGCTGCGCGCTTTGCTTCGCGCTTTGCTTCGCGCTTCGCGGTCGACGCTGCCCGCGCTTGGAGCCGGTGCAGCAAAGTGTCGTTGCTGGTCGGGCCAGGGGGCGGGCCAGGGCTGTCGAGCAGGGCGTGGATATGTTCCGCTTCGAGTTCCGCCATCCTGGACGCAATGTTAATTTTGACAATCGCGGCTAAACTGGGGCCTACTTTCGATCGCCGTTCGCGCTTCTTTTTCATCTCATTTTACCTCTATCTAAACGCCAGTATTGACTATCCTCCCGGCCCGGAATAATGTCAAGTACACTTGCTAATATGCTATACTAAACCCTCTAGTTAGGCCCCCCCAAAAAAGGGGGGGGCATACTAACCCAACTATACTAGCCTAACTTGGCCTAACTTGGCGGAAACCTGCGGCATACTAAGCCTTACTAAACGAGTTGGGGGGGGCCTAACTAAGACTTCCCCCCCCTAATAGGGGGGAAGTTAGTATGGCCCGGCGATTTTGGAGAAGGACAACACGGTGGAAAAAACGAAATTGATCCCGGTTTGGGAGAACGAAAACGAGACGATCGACGCGGCACTTAAACCGCTCGATCGGGTGGCGTCTAAGATGGAGCGGAAATGGGGCGTCGGTCGTCTCCCCTACCTCGTCGATCCCGATCTCGCCCAGAAGTTTACAAACACGAAGCTGAAACTTGACAATGCGATCGACGGCAACGATCGCGAACGGGTCGCCCACGCCGCCGACCAAATGATCAGGGCCTGGCGAGCTCTAGACGCCGCCGCAACCGAAGCCGGGGTCGATCCCCGGCCGGATACGGTCTGGGAGGTCCGGCGGGCCGGAAAACCCGTCACCGTGGTCTTTCACCGCGAGGACATTGGAACCTACCCGGATGCGCTCACGCTCGCCGAACTCGTCGAGGCCTACCACATCGTGCGCGAGCGCCCGATCGTCAAAGCGGCGATCCTAGCGTTCCCCGGCGCCACAGTCGCGCAGGCTAATCCCCGCGCCGGGACGTGGGAAGAGGAACTGGACGACGAGATCCCATTTAGTTAAGCCCCGATTCTATTATGATAAAATTTCATAGTTAGGGATCGGGGCCATGAAAAAGTGTTTCAAATGCGGACAAATTAAGGAATTGAATGATTTCTACGCCCACAGACAAATGGCAGATGGAAGATTGAACAAATGTAAGGAATGTACCAGGTCAGATGTTCGGAAACATCGTTTAGAGAACGATTCGGTTCGAGAATATGATCGGCGCCGGTTTGCCGAAAACCATAATGGGCGCAAGGAGCGGATGCAGCAAAACGTTCGTAATTGGAACCTGGAAAACCCCGATGGTTATTTTGCTCATAATTCTGTTTCTAACGCCATCCGCGATGGAAAACTTATTAGGAAACCATGCGAAGTTTGCGGTTCGGTTCGTTCTCACGCGCACCACGATGATTATTCCAAACCATTAGATGTTCGCTGGTTGTGTGCCGTTCACCATGCGCGGCACCATGCGTTGCTTACGGACCCACAAATGAGGATTAGCCAATGATCGAACCTTTTGAGTTTTTCGTCAGCGATACCAAATCAACCCGCGTCGTCAAAGTGACTGTCTCGAAGGTCGAAATTGAACGGAATTCCGATCTGCAAACGCTTCTCGGCGCAAAAGTCGTGAACGCGCTGTATATGCTAAATTCCAACCCCAGCACCGGGGCGGTTGGGGAATGAGCTATATATTCGATAAAATCCCCTACATTCGCGGATTTGTGCGCCGCGAATACACGCGCAACCTCGTGGACGGACACCGGGAATTCCTGCCCGCCGTGTTTGTCGGCGTTCGGTGCGTGCGCGGGTTGTCCCTGCAATTCCAGGCGTGGTTCGTTGACGGTTCCGCCGCAGCCGGCGCGTGCTATTTGGTGCCGATTGAGGCGTGCGTCGTCAAACCGTGCAAGGTGCCGATTAAAAACATAATCCAACCGTGGGACACGTTTTCGTCGGATTTCGGCGTCGGGCGAATCGATTTATTCCACCGATCCCGCGTTTACGTCCTCCCCGATCGAGCGCCCGCTCGATACGAATTCACAATTGATTTCGCCGGTACCGACCTCGCCGACGATCCCGAGCAGCACAAACACCTGCACGTCGTCAAATTCGACGCCGGCCATCTCGGCGCGTTCCCCAATAATCGGCTATTGTTCGAGGATTTGGCGTTCATGAAGTCCGTTACCGACACAAAACCCGATTTTATTGCATCAAATCACGAATTCTTCTCAGAATAACTAATTGCGCTCGCCTACCAAATCGTGATAACGGGGAACCGTTGGTCCCCCACCGGGCCACTCAAAAGCCCCCGCGAGCCGGTCCCGACCAGAATCGGCTTGCGGGCGGCGGTCTTGCGATTGGAGAGCGGTTTGGCGAAGGGCGACTTCCCGCATAATAAAAGATGGCCGGCCTCCGCGGTAAAGATGGCGCCGGTCGCGGGCCTGATCCCATACGCCGCGAACGCCCGCACCCACTCCGACGCCCAGGTTGCCCAAATCGCCGCTTCGATCCAAGAATGGGGCTGGACGACGCCGATCCTCACCGATCCCGAAGGCGGCGTGATTGCCGGCCACGGGCGCCTATTAGCGGCCCGCCAGCTAGGGATAACGGAAGTTCCGGTTATGGTGGCCGAAGGGTGGACCGACGCGCAGCGCAAGGCGTATGTGCTAGCCGACAACCAACTTGCGCTCAATGCCGGGTGGGACGCAGCGGTTCTCTCGACCGAACTCCAAGGGTTATCCGAAGTCGGGTTCGATCTCGAATTGCTCGGGTTCGGCAACCTCGAAGAACTCCTAGCAACCGGCACCGAAGGGCTGACCGACCCCGACGACGTTCCCGAAGCCCCGCTCGACCCGGTCACGGTCCTGGGCGATGTTTGGGTTATGGGGCGGCACCGGATCGTTTGCGGAGACTCGACCGAAGCCGACACGGTTGCCAAGTGCCTGAACGGTGTCACGCCGCACCTGATGGTTACGGACCCGCCTTATGGGGTGGAGTATGATGCGTCATGGCGGGAGGCGGCCGGATTAAACGGCCCTAAAGCGGCGAAAGGTAAAGTTGAGAACGACGACCGCGCCGATTGGCGCGAGGCCTGGGATTTGTTCCCAGGTGACGTTTGCTACATTTGGCATGCTGGTCAGCATGCCGCAAAAGTCGTTGACAGCCTTGAAGTCAGTGGTTTTGCGATTCGTTCTCAAATTATATGGGCTAAAAGCGTTCTAGTTATGGGCCGGGGCGACTACCATTATCAACACGAGCCTTGTTGGTATGCTGTACGCAAAGGAAAGACCGGGCATTATGTCGGTGGCAGGAAGCAGACGACCCTTTGGCAAATACCGAAGCCACAAAAGAGCGAAACTGGCCACAGCACTCAAAAACCCGTCGAGTGCATGAAGCGCCCCATCGAAAACAATTCTAGCGCGGGCCAAGCCGTTTACGAACCGTTCAGCGGTTTAGGCACCACGATCATCGCAGGCGAGATGACTGGCCGCGCCATACACGCGATCGAACTCTCGCCGGCTTACGTTGACGTCGCCGTTATGCGTTGGCAGGAATTCACGGGCCAGGACGCAATCCACGAGGAAACCGGGCGCACGTTTAACGAGATCAAAGCGGCGCCTGCATCGGTTGCCGCAGAATGACCGCGCAATTCAAACCCACACCCGAACACCGCAAGCAGGTCGAGAGTCTTGCCGGGTTCGGTATCATCGAGCCGGAAATCGCTCGGTTCCTCGGTATCGATCCCAAGACGCTGCGAAAGTATTTCGCCGACGAACTAGCCACCGGCCACATCAAGGCGAACGCCGCCGTCGCGCAGTCGCTCTACAAGAAAGCCCTCGGCGACGGCAACCAATCTGTAACGGCTGCGATATTCTTCCTCAAGACGCGGGCCGGTTGGAAGGAAACCCAGGTCCAGCAGCATGAGGGCAAGTTGGAGGTGTCGTGGCTACCACCAACGGACTAGCCTCTGGCAAGACCAGCATCAAATACGCCCCTCGTCGGGCGTTCCTGCCGTTCCACAACCGCACCCAGCGTTGGGCGTGCCTTGTCGCGCATCGACGCGCCGGCAAGACCGTGAGCGCGATCAACGACACGATCCGGGCTGCGGTGACGAGCCAGGAAAAGAACCCGCTGTTCGGCTATGTTGCGCCGTTTAGATCGCAGGCCAAAGCGGTAGCCTGGGGCTACCTGAAGCAATACGCGGCCCCGATTACAGCGGCGACGAACGAAAGCGAGCTATCCGTCACCCTGATTACCGGCGCCAAGATTTCGCTCTTCGGGGCCGACAATGCGGACGCGATGCGCGGCCTCGGATTCAGCGGCGTCTACATGGACGAGTACGGCGACTTTCGGCCGTCCGTATGGGGCAACGTCATCCGGCCGGCGCTCTCGGATCACCAAGGGTGGGGCGTGTTTGCCGGGACGCCGAAGGGAAAGAACCAGTTTTGGGAAATCGCCGAGATGGCGGAACGCTCGCCCGATTGGTTTATGTTGCGCCTTCCGGCCTCGACCTCGGGCCTCTTGCCCGCGAGCGAGCTCGCCGCGGTGCGGGCGCAGCTAACCCAAGACCAGTACGACCAAGAATACGAATGTTCGTTCGACGCGGCTATTCTCGGCGCCATCTTCGGCATCGAAATGCGCGAGGCGACGGAGCAAGGCCGGATTCGCGAAGTCGCCTACGACCCCGAGTTGCCGGTGCATACGGCGTGGGATCTCGGCTACAGGGACGATACGGCGATTTGGTTCTACCAAGTATCGCGCGGCGAAATCCACGTTCTCGACTACTACGGGGTCAGCGGCGCGACGATCGAGGATATAGCCGAAGTCGTTCTGTCGAAGGGGTATCGGTTCGGGAAACATCATCTTCCCCATGACGCCAAGGCCAAAACACTGGCGTCTGGCGGGAAGTCGATCGTTGAGCAGTTGGCGTTCCACCTTGGTTTAGGCAATCTCGCCGTCGTTCCAGATATCGGCGTCCAGAACGGAATTCAAGCCGCTCGCATGGCCCTTGAACGTGCATATTTCGACGCCGAGAAGTGCCGCGAAGGCGTCGAGGCATTACGCCAATACCAGCGCGAGTACGACGAGGACAAGAAGGCGTTCCGGCAGACCCCAAGACACGATTGGACGAGCCATCCTAGCGATTCTTGGCGGATACTGTCCGTCGCCTGGCGAGCCGAGCCGGCCAAGGCCGCGCCGCCTGTCGAAACCAAGATGATCGTCGTCAACGGCAAGAGTACCGTGACCTTAAACGAATTGTGGGACACGGCGTCCCCTCAACGGAGTGCGCGAATATGAGCGGTGACTACAGCGCACCTATGGGCGAGTTCGCGTTGACGTTTCTCGAATCTGCGGTCGTTGCCCATTTGATGCACCTATCCACGAAATCTTACGCCAACCACGTCGCGCTCGGCGGGTACTACGAAGCCATCCCTGGCGCGATCGACGCGGTCGTCGAGGCGTATCAAGGGCGTTACGATCTGGTCCTACGCTACACGCAATCGGGTGGGCCGGACGCTACAAGCAAGAGCGATCCGGTAAAATACCTCACGGGCTTGCAGTCGTATCTCGATCGGCAGCGCAAGAAATTGCCCACGGATTCGAATATCCAAAACGAGATCGATGCCGTCGCGACATTGATTGACTCGACCCTGTATAAACTCCGTTTTCTGTCATAGGAGCCATTCATGGCTGGCGTAAATAACCCCTATCGGTATCAATATGAGCACGTCGCGGCCTCGCAGACGGCCCAGGTTTTGGGCACGGCTGGCGCTGTCGGCGATTATCTGCACCGCATTGTTTGCACAGTGACCACCGCCGCGACCGGCAACGTCGTAATCGTTGACGGTACGGGCGCCGGCGTTCTGACGCACACAATCTGCCCTGCTAGCCCCGGAGGCGGTATCGGCGTCTACAACGTCGAGCTAAACACGGTTTCTGCAAACGGGGCGTGGAAGATCACGACCGGCGCGGGCGTCGAAGTCATGGCCGTCGGCATCTTTACGGTCTAAGGCCATGCTTCCCCAATTCAAACCGATGGGGAAGGGGTTTACGGGTTGGAACTCGCCAATGAGTTCCGCTCAATCGTCGGCGTATGGGTCGGGCTACTCGCTACCGGGGAATTCGCGATCGGCACCAATGGGCGCGTTCGCCCCGTTATCCGATGCCGGCGGCGGGTACGCCCCCGATGCGCCTGACGCTCCCGGCGCCCCCACCGGGCCAAGCGGGCCTTCGGGGCCGTCCGCGAATACAGGGCCTTCGGGGTTTGGGTTCTCGGGGTTGAACACCGCCGATGCGGTCGGGATGCTCGGCAGCGCGGCGGCGAGCGCGCTAGGGGCTGGCGGGTTCGCCGGCCCAATGGGCGCGGCGGCAGGGTTCGCGGCCGGCAACAGCGCCGATAAATCGATGGGGCAAGCAATTGGTTCGGGTATTGGGTTTGCCTTTGGCGGGCCGATTGGGTCCGGCATCTTCGGGTATTTGGGCGGCAAGTTCGGCGACACGTTCGGCCGTAGCCAGCAATTCGACCCCGACGCGCCGGGGAGCAAGCCGGGATGGGCTGACCCTGACATGACGAACGATTGGGGCTTCAACGATCCGGGGTTCCAAGGCCCGGCTGATGGGTTGGGGCTCGGCCCCGAGCCTGGGGTTACAACGGAAGATTTGGCGGCTCCGTGGAGCAACCCGGACGGCCCTGGGGGCGGTGGTTCAAACGACGGTGGCGGTAGTTGGAGCGGCTGGGGCGGCGGCGGCGGCGAAGGAATGGATTTCTAATGGCCGACCCCTCGCGCCTGGCCTCGGCCTTGGAGTATCTCAATTCTCTCGCCGGCGAAGCGAAGACGGGGATCCGTGATTGGGCGATCGAGGGCGCAACCGGCGCCGCAAATAAGGAACCAGAATAATGGCCGACACGTCACAGACGCCGGTAACGAAGTGGCTCTCCACGATCGCGACCTATGACAACGAGTTCAAGCGTTGGGAGCAGCGCACGACGAAGATCATCAAGCGGTATCGCGACGATAACCGTTCGCAATCGGGGTCGCATAGCGCCAAATTCAATATCCTATGGTCGAATGTCCAAACCTTGATCCCGGCCGTTTATGCCAAACTCCCGAAGTGCGACGTGTCGCGCCGGTTTGGCGATAACGATCAGGTCGGCCGCGTGGCCGCGCTCCTGATCGAGCGCGCCGTCGATTTCGAGATCGAACACTATCCCGATTTCCGGGCGACGATGAAGCACGCGGTCGAGGATCGCTTTCTCGGGGGCCGTGGCGTGGCATGGGTTCGCTACGAGCCGCACGTCCGCGCCCAGGAAACCGGCGAACCGGAAGACGGCACGCAGATTACCGAAGACATTGACGAGGTGGACGAAGGCGGCGAGAACGCTGCGGCCGAAGACGGGATGCAGGACGCGACGGCGTCGCCCGACGAACCCTTAGAGGAAATCGAGTACGAGTGCGCGCCGACCGATTACGTCCATTGGAAGGACTTCGGCCATACGGTTGCGCGGACTTGGGAAGAGGTCACCGCGGTCTGGCGCTGGGTCTACATGGACAAAGACGCGCTGGTCGAACGCTTCGGCGAAGAGATGGCCGATCGTATCCCGATGGACGAAAGCCCCGAACCGCTGACCGGGTCGAACAAATATAGGGAAAACAATCAGGCCAAGATCGCCGAGATATGGTGCAAGACGAGCGGAAAGGTCTACTGGATCTCGAAGGGGATGCCCGATCTGATCGATGAGCGCGAAGACCCGCTCCAACTCGAAGGGTTCTTCCCGTGCGCCTCGCCGCTCTACGCGACCACGACGAGCGATAGCCTCGTTCCGGTGCCGGACTTCGCGCTCTATCAGGACCAAGCGGCCGAACTCGACACGCTCTCCGACCGGATCGACGGCCTCGTTCACGCGCTCCGCGTTCGCGGCGTCTACGATGCCTCGCAGCCGGCGCTACAGCGGCTCCTGACCGAAGGCGATAACAACACGCTGATCCCGGTCGAGACTTGGATGGCGTTTAGCGAGAAGGGCGGCTTGAAAGGGTCGATCGATCTCTTGCCGCTCGACGTGTTGGCGAGCGCGCTGACCCAATGCTATCGCGCCCGCGAGGACATCAAGGCGCAGATTTACGAAATCACGGGGATCAGCGACATTATCCGGGGCCAGACGAGCGCCTCCGAGACGGCAACGGCGCAGCAGATCAAGGGCCAATACGCCGGCCTTCGGTTGCGGTCGCTCCAAGAGGAGGTCGCGCTATTCGCAACGGCGCTCCTACGCCTCAAGGCGCAAGTGATCTGCGAGAAGTTCCAACCCGAAACGATCCTCGCCTATGCGGCGGCGCAACAGCTATCGCCCGAAGATCAGGCCATGATCCCGGCGGCGATCGATCTCCTGAAGAACGAGCCGCTTCGCAATTTCCGCATCGAAGTCGCCGCCGACAGCCTCGTTCAGATCGACGAGCAACAGAACAAGCAGGACCGGCTCGAGTTCATCTCGGCGTTCGGCGGGTTCCTCAAGGAGGCGATCCCGGCCGCGCAGGCCGCGCCGGAACTCGGCCCGATCTTGGTCGAGTTGCTCAAGTTCGGGACCGGCGCGTTCAAGCAATCGCGTCAGATCGAAGGCGCGCTCGATGCCGTGCTTGAGAAGATGAACAAGGCGCAGAAAGCCCGCGAGGCCGCACCGCCGCAACCGCCCAAGCCCGACCCGGAAATGCTCAAGATGCAGCAGGCGGGCCAAATTGAAGGTGCGCGGATCCAGGCCGAGCAAGCCAAAACGCAAGCCCAAGGGCAGCTCGAGGTCATGCGCGGCCGCGCCGAGATCGCCAAGGTGAAAGCCGAGAACGAGTTAAAGCGCAGGGATCTCTCGCTTCGCGAGGGCGAATTGCGGATTAAGGAAGGAGAAGCGATTCTGCGCGCCCAGATCGAGCGCGAGAAGCTCGCGGCCAGCGAGAGGATCGAACAGCAACGCCAGAAAAGCTCCATGATGGAAAAGGAGCAAGAACTTGATCGGGTCAAAGCAAAAGACGAATTGGACGCCGCGACCAAAATACTGGTTGCTCGAATTGGCGCTAACCCAGGGATGGATTTGCCGATGATCGAGGCCCAACAGGCCGCATCCGAATTAGTTGCCAACGAGTTGAGCGACAATGTGCGGCAGACGATGCAGCATATGGCCGACATGCAGGGTCAGACCTTGGAGAAACTCAGCGGGGTAATGCGGGTTTTGGCATCGCCGAAACGGATAATTCGCGGCCCCGACGGTCGCGCGGCAGGCGTCGAGGTTGACGTGTAGACATGGACGGCGGTTGGGACACTGGCACTTGGGATTCGGCGACATGGGATTTCGTTACCCCGATTATAGATATCGATACCCATGATGGCGGGAAGCGTCAGCGAAAGAAGTTTGCGGAAGAGGTCGAAGAAAAAGCCCGCCGGCGCCGCCAGGTGGTTCTCGCGTTCGAGCATATTGTCGAAGGTCGCCCTTTGGTGGCCGAAGAGATATCGGCCCCATTTATTCGGCCCGAGCAATCATACCCAGACATTGACGCAATGATGGCCGACTTAGCCAACATAGACAGGATTTTGTCTATTTCCGACGAATTGGATGATGAAGACGTGTTGAGGTTGATATGACGACTTACGTTTGGAAAAACGGCAAGATGGTTGAGAAACGGGCGCAGAAGAAGGTGCCGGCGCTTCAAATCATCCCCGATATTCAGCCCTACAAATCGATGATCGATGGCTCGATGGTAACGAGCCGATCTCGTCACCGGACGATGCTGCGCGACAACAACTGCATCGAGGTCGGCAACGAGAAGATGGAAACGACCTACGCGCCCCCCGATCGCGAGAAGCGCCGGGCCGTTTTGCGCGAGCAACTTGCTGATATGTCCGACCGGCAGGCAAACCAAATATTATCTGAACTAAAGCGGAGGAATTAAATAATGGCCGATATCGAAGTCGAACAGACCGAGATCGTTGACGAACGCCGGGAACTGCTCGAAAGCCAATTCGCGGACCTAGAAGCCAATCCGGCCCCGGCCCAGGGAGCCGTCTCCGAGCCTTCCAACCCCGCTCGCGCCGCCGACGGTAAGTTCGCCCACAAGAGCGCCGAAACCGCGCCAGCGGGCCCGGAAGCCTTCGAGGAGCCGGTATGGTCGCGCCCCCCGAAATCGTGGAAGAAGGACTATCACGACGTTTGGAACACCGCAGACCCACGCCTTCGGGAATACGCCTACAAGCGCGAGGAGGAAATGCGCTCGGGCGTCGAGACGGCGCAACAGCGGGCGGTGGCCTATGACCATATCCAGCAGGTCATGGAACCCTATATGCCGACGATTAACGGCCTCGGCCTGGACGCGCCGCGGGCGATCAAGGGGCTAATGGAGGCCGACCATATCCTTCGGACGAGCGCCCCGGAACATAAGCGGGCGTACTTGCTCCAACTGGCCGACCATTACGGCATCCAGTTGGGCGACGTTTCCCAACACGCGCCGACCGCTTCGGCCGGCAACCCGGACCTTTACGCGCTCAAGAACGAACTCAACCAAGTTCGCGGCGAAGTGGTCGGGTGGAAGAAGGCGCAGGAAGACGCGGCAAATCAAACCCTATTGCAAGACATCGCGAACTTTGCTAAGGGAAAAGAACACTTCGAGGAAGTACGCCCGGCGATGGCTAGCCTGCTACAAGCGGGTTTGGCTTCGGACCTCGAAAGCGCCTACACCCAGGCGATCCGGCTCAACGACGAACTTTTTACTTCCGAGCAAGCCGCCCTACAGGCGAAACGCGAGGCAGAGAAAAGGGACACGGCGAATCGAGCGGCCAAGGCCGCAAGAGGGGCTGCGGTGAGCGTGCGAAGCTCCACACCCGGAGTAGCGGCGAAAACCAACGCGCAAGATAGACGATCGATGTTGGCCGAGCAGTTCGACAACATGACGGATCGTCTTTAATCGATTGATAGGAGACGGTTATGGCATTTGCCAATACCTCTATCAGCGACATCATTGCGACCAACATTCAGTCGCGCACGGGTGAACTCGCTGACAACGTGACCAACAACAACGCGCTGCTGCGCCGTTTGAAAGAACGCGGCAACGTGAAGAAATTCTCGGGCGGTAACGTGATCTTGCAGGAGATCATGTATTCCGACACCACCACGAACAACACGAACAGCTATTCCGGCTACGAAGTGCTGAACGTGGGCCAGAACTCGCCGATCAGTGCGGCTCAGTTCTCGATCACGCAATATGCTTCCGCCATCTCGATCTCGGGCCTGGAAATGATCCAGAACTCGGGCAAGGAAGCGATCATCGACTTGCTCGACGGTCGTATGCAGGTTGCCGAAGCCCAACTCGCCAACCGTATCAGCACCGATATTTATGGTGACGGGACGGGCAACGCGGGTAAGAACCTCACCGGCCTGGCCGCTGCGGTTCCCGACGCTCCTAGCTCGGGCACCTACGGCGGCATCGATCGCGCAACGTGGACCTTCTGGCAGAGCCAGAAATACTCGGGCGTGACCAATGGCGGTTCGGCCGTTTCGGCGAGCAACATCCAAGGGTACATGGACGCGCTCGCGGTGCAACTGATCCGTGGCACCGACAAGCCCGACCTGATCGTGTGCGACAACAACTACTACAAGTTCTATCTCCAGAGCTTGCAGTCGATCCAGCGCATTACGGATGGCGGCAATTCGTCTGCCGGCGCCGGGTTCGCATCGCTCAAGTATTACGGCGCGGGCATGGCCTCCGACGTGGTTCTCGACGGTGGTATTGGTGCCGCGGCAACCGCATCGCATATGTGGTTCCTCAACACCAAATACATCTTCCTGCGTCCTCATGCCGACCGGAATTTCGTTCCGATCGGAGGCGAGCGTCAGGCGGTGAACCAAGACGCCATCGTGAAACTGATCGGTTGGGCCGGCAATATGACGTCGTCCGGGCCTCAGTTCTGCGGCGTGTTGATCGCCTAACAGAGCCAGGAAAGGAAACAGATCATGGCTTATTCTTTCACCGAATCGCGTATTGGCTATCTCCCGATCGCCAGCACGGACGCGGGCGCGGCCAATGCAAACGGCTCGACCGTTTACCCGTCACAGCCTGCCACTCTCGGCCAGGTTGTTCGGGCCGTCGACCCGACCTACGGCGAGGGCGAGTTTATCTTGCTCGTCGGCGTAGCCTCCACGGTTGTCGGTTCGCTCGTTTCGTACAACGCGACGACCTACCAGACCGCACTCTCCGCGAACACCGCCAACTTGGCCGGCCCCGTTGCCGTTGCCATGTCGGCCAACCTCGCGGCTGGTTTCGGCTGGTATCAGATCGGCGGATTGGCCGTCGTGAAGAAAACGGCGGTATCGGTTGCCCCCCAGGTTGCGATGTACCAGTCGGCAACGACTGGCCGCGTCATGTCCACGGCGGCTTCCGGCAAGCAAATCCTCGGCGCTCGCGCTGCGAATTTGGCAACCGTCACCTCCACCACTTCGACGGTTATCATCTCAATAAATCGCCCACACAAACAAGGGGCGGTGGTATAGGGTCAAGTTACTTGACTATATAAATGAACGTGCCATGATTAATTCCTTTCGCAGGAGTTTTTCATGGCACAGTTCAGAGATTTGGTTGGGGAAAAATTTGGCCGGTGGGTAGTCCAAGAATGGACAGAACGGCGCGGCACAACTCAGTTTTGGCAATGCAAATGCGATTGCGGCACCATCAAGATAGTAAACGGCGAATCCTTGAAGAAGGGGTTGAGCAAATCTTGTGGCTGTTTAGCGAAAAACTGGTGCCGAACTCACGGCATGAACGGAACGCCCATTTACAACGTCTGGGCGCATATGAAGGGCCGTTGTTCCAATCCAAAAAATATTGGATGGAAGCATTACGGCGGGCGGGGGATTTCAGTCTGCGAACGCTGGATGAAGTTCGAGAATTTTTATGCGGACATGGGCAAAATCCCCGATGGGAAAACGCTCGACCGCATGGACAACGACGGGCCTTATTCGCCAGAAAATTGCCGATGGGCGACAGAAGCGGAGCAAAAGCGGAATACTCGCGTTACACGGTTTGTGGAGTGGGAGGGCGTTCGTATGTCTGTTGCTGATTTTGCGGACAAATTCGGCCTCACTCGCAAGATCGTCATTGCGCGGCTTGACGCTAATTGGCCGGCCCATCAATTGAACCTGCCCCGCCGCGTTCGCAACCGCTGGCATGGTGGCTCCGCATGATCCGCTCGTCTAATTTAGACGAGACGATCCCGATAGTTTGCAATACCGGGGATCAGGAGATATTCGCCAACGTTAAGTCGGCGGTGTCTCGTGGTCTTCCGGTTTTGCACGTTTCGGACGCACGCGAAGGGGTTGCCGTCATTGTCGGCGGTGGCCCCTCGTTGCGGTCGCATTTGCCCCATATCGATCTTCATCGGGCCAACGGCGACACGATATTCACGATGAACGGCACGATGCGGGCGCTCCATTCCGCCGGCATCCGTTCCGACTATTACGTCATGTTGGACGCTCGCCCGGTAAACCTCCCGTTTCTCGATTACCCCGAAGCCGACCATTTCCTGATCGCATCCCAATGCGCGCCTGCCGCGTTCGATATCCTCGATGGCCGCGACGTTATGCTTTGGCATCCGAATTATCCGGGGATCTCCGAATATATCGGCGATGACGATTGCGCCTTGATCGGCGGCGGTACGACCGTCGGCCTGCAAGCAATCAGCATTGCCTATGCAATGGGGTTCCGCGATATCCATATCTACGGGTTCGACAGTTCGTTTGTCGGCGACGAGGGCCATGCCTACGCCCAACACCAGAACGACAACGACCCCCGCGCCGAGTATTGGGTTGCCGGCAAGAAATACATCGCGGCGCCTTGGATGGCGCGGCAGGCTATGGAATTCCAAGAAGCGGCCCGGCAACTCGCCGACGGTGACGCGGCCCTTTACGTTCACGGCGACGGGTTGCTCCCGGCGATCGCAAAGCGGATGAGCGCGCCGTTGACCGTCCTCACGGTCTATTCCCCGAGCGCGACTTTCACGCCGGAATATGTCTACCGGCTCAAGGCGGGCGTCGAGGCGAACCTATCAATCCCCCATAATTTCGTTTGCCTGACCGATCACCCGGTGCCGGGCGTCGATTGTCTCCCCCTCGAACTCGGCTTGTCGGCGTATTGGGCCAAGCCCGAGATTTTCCGCCCTACGTTGCCGTTTGGCCGCACCCTATTCCTAGACCTATCTTGCGTCGTAACCGGCTCTTTGGACGAAATAGCGGCCCAAGAAGGCATCGTAATCACGGAAGATTGGTATCACGGCGGCCCATCGCAAAGCGTCCTCCTATACGATGTCGGCGACTTCGCGGAAACGTGGAGCGAGTTTAGCAAATTCCCGGATCATTGGATGGCGCGGGGCAACGCCCACGTCGCGCCGGATTTCTATGACCAAGTTCTGATGAACCACACCAAGACGCCCGCGATGAAGTATTGGCAAGACGTTCTCCCCGGCCAACTCGTTAGCTACAAGTTACATGGTGCGCCCGACGGCGCCCGTCTGGTAAAGTTTCACGGCAGGCCCAAACCTCACGAAGTCAATTGGCTACAACCCGAAGAAAGGCAGGCCGTTGCGGTCTGATTAAGGTATTATTATGGCTATTCCCTCACGCATACTCTCGGCCGGCAATTCCCCGCTCGCTACCGTCTCGATCGCTGGTGACGGCGCAACCGGCCTCGTGGCCGTTGGTTCGACTGCCGCCGATGCTTTGCAGCTTTCAGCAGTTTGGAACACGATCACCACGTCGAGCGCCTCCACGGGCGTTAAATTGCCCCCGACAGAGGCTGGCGCGATGGTCGGCATCCGCAACGACAGCGGCCAGACTGTCACGGTCTATCCTGCCACAAGCTCTACAATCAACGCGGCGGCTTCAAGCGTTAGCCTTGCAACGGCGAAAACAATGATTTTGTTCGCCACATCTGCGACGACCTGGGCGTCCGTCACGACCGCTTAACAAAAAACGGGAGAGAAAAATGCCTTTGGATAGCGACTATAACAACGCCGATAACCAGCTCCACGTCGAGTTCTACACGAATTCGCGCGATAAGGAGTATATGGGCAAGCCGTTCGTTCGGATTATGGTTCCGGGCGATAAAACCACGATCATCGACCAGCCGGTGCAGGATCACCACAAGGAGCGGTTTCCGCGTCAATGGCTGCACTTCCAGATGCAGAACAACGACGCGCCGGTAATCGGCACGCCGGTTGAGACTTGGGCGGCGGAAGCCTCGGATGAGCTATCCGAATTGCAGCTTGGGGAATTGCAAATCCTCAAGTTCCGGGTTGTCGAGCAGGTGGCAACGGCGACCGATAGCCAGCTACAGCGTATCGGGATGGGCGGTCTTAGCCTTCGCAATAAGGCGCAGGCTTTCCTGCGTCAGCGTAACGCGGTCGCGGCAACCTCGGAACTCGCGGAGACGCGCCGCGAACTCGCCGAGATGAAGGAACAGATGGCGGCTTTCTTGGCCGGCCAGGGCGCCGAGAAGCGCGGCCCCGGTCGTCCTCCGAAGAACGCCGAAGCGGAGTAAGGGTTAATGTCAACCACGACACTGTTGCAATTGGTTCAGCAAGCCGCCGGCGAGCTTGGGATCAGTGTGCCGGTGTCGGTGGTTGGCAATACTCAACAGGACGTAATCCAACTTCTCGCGCTCACGAACGCCAGCGGCTATGAGTTTCTCCGCAAGCATCCGTGGCGCGAGTTGACCAAGCCCTATCGGTTCACGACGCAGTACCTGACGACAACGGGAACTTGGACAAGCGGCTCGGCCGTGATTACCGGCATCCCGTCAACGACGGGCCTCGATACCACCTACATGGCGATCGGGACCGGGATCAATCAGGACACGTTCATCGAATCCGTCGATAGTTCGACCCAGGTCACGTTGAACCAAGCGACCACGGCGGCGGGTACGGCGGCGGCGATCTCGTTCGCTAAAGTCAAATATTCGCTCCCCTCGGACTACGAGGCGATCGTACCGCGCACGATGTGGGATAAGTCGAAGCATTGGGAAATGCTCGGCCCCGAAGACGCGCAGCAATGGGAATGGCTGTTGAGCGGCTATATCTCGACCGGCCCGCGCATCCGGTGGCGCCTTTACGGCGACTATTTCCAAATATGGCCTCCGGTAACGACGGCCGAATATCTCGGGTTCGAGTATCGCTCTAAGGGTTGGGCGAACGCCGCTAACGGCACGGTCAAGAATAGTTTCACCGTCGATACGGACACCTGTATCTATCCCGATCGCCTGATGGTCCTGTCGATCAAGTTGAAGTATTTCGAGGCAAAGGGTTTCGACACGACGGCGATGTTCCGTAACTATCGCGAAGAACTCAACGCCGCGATGTCGCTCAACCAATCGTCGGCCAATCTCTCGTTCGCGCCAAGGCCGGGTGCGGTCTTGATCGGTTATGACAACATCCCAGACAGCGGTTATGGCAACTGATGGCCCGCGCCCGCCGCTCTCAATCGATCCCGCTCGTCCAAGGCGACGTTGCGCGCGTAGCGTCTATCCCGGCCCCGGTGCAGGGATGGAACGCCCGCGACTCGATCGCGAACATGGACCCGGAATTCGCGGTGACGCTCGATAATATGTTTCCGAATGTCTCGTCCGTCACGTTGCGCGGCGGGTATTCCAACCACGTCACCGGGATCAGCGGCCAGGTCGAAAGCCTATTCGATTATTCGGGCGGGTCGACCGAGAAGCTATTCGCGGCGGCGGGAACTTCATTCTACGACGTGACGAACGCCGGCGTCGTTGGCGCGGCCGTCCAAACCGGACTGACGAACGCCCGATGGGAATATACGAACATAACGACCTCCGGCGGCAGTTATATTTATTGTGTGAACGGAGTGGATGCCCCGCGTTTATACGATGGAACAACATGGTCAACGATTACGGGAGTTTCGGCGCCGATTGCGATTACCGGCGTAACAACCACGACGCTTGACACGGTGACGCTGTTTAAAAATCGGCTTTGGTTTATCCAAAAGGACACGCTCAAGGCCTGGTATCTCCCGACCTCTAGCGTCGGCGGCGCGGCGAACGCCCTCGATCTCTCGTCCGTGGCGATGCACGGCGGGCATCTCGTAGCGATGGCGACTTGGACGATCGACGCCGGATATGGGATAGACGACAATCTATTGTTCATCACGTCGATCGGCGAGGTGATTATCTATCGCGGTACCGATCCGTCCTCGTCCTCGACCTGGGCGCTTGTCGGCGTTTGGTATCTCGGCACCCCTGTCGGGAAGCGTTGCACCGTCAAATATGGCGGCGACGTTCTCTATATCAGCTATTACGGCTTGATCCCGCTCGCCGCGGCTTTACAGAGCGACAAGCTCGATCCTCGGCTTGCGTTATCCGATACGATCCAGGGCGCCTTTGCGGAAGCGACGGCGAATTACGGCTCGTCCTTCGGCTGGCAAGTCGTTGTCGATAACCGCAACAACGCGGTATATGTGAACGTGCCGGTATCGACGGGCCAGCAAGTGCAATATGTCATGAACAACATCACGCGGGCCTGGTGCCGGTTTACGGGATGGGCCGCGAATTGTTGGGAAATTCATTCGAACCAAGCATATTTTGGCGGCAACGGTGTAGTCTGCAAAGCGTGGACTTCGACCTTCACCGACAACGGTTCCGATATCCAAACCAACTCGCTCCAAGCGTTTAACTATTTCGAGGCGCGGGGTCAGAAGAAGATATTCACCCGCGGTCGCCCGTCTATTTTCACGAACGGCGAGCCGAGCATCTTCGTCGGCATCAATACCGACTTCGATACCTCCGACCGCACGGCCGCGCTCTCGTTCTCGCCGACCACGTTCGGGCTTTGGGATACCGGGGTTTGGGATACGGCATTGTGGGGTTCCGGGTTGTCGATCACGAACAATTGGCAAGGGATTACCGGCGAGGGCTATTGCGGCGCCGTGAACCTTAAATCGTCGTCGAGCGGCGTTCAGATCCAGTGGGCCTCGACCGATATCGTCTACCAACTCGGTTGGGGTGGCATTTGATTGTAACGGGTCCGGTTGTTGGGCATTGGGTCGCGGCGCGTGTAAACGGGCAATATTTTGAGGCGGCGAGCCAGGCGATCGGGATCGAGAAAGACGGCAAGATTATCGCGGGCGTGATTTACGAAAATTGGAACCAAGTATCGATTTGGTGCCATATCGCGATCGAAGGGCGGCTTACGAAAAAGTATTTGTGGACGATTTTCGACTATCCTTTTAAGCAAATCGGGGCCAAAAAGATAATTGTTCCGGTTTCGAGTAGCAACGAAAAAAGTCTGCGGTTAGTTGGTAATATGGGCTTCGTCGAGGAAGCCCGGATAAAAGACGCAAGGCCGGACGGGGATATGGTTTTCCTCGTCATGGACAGAGCAAATTGCAGGTTTTTGGAGCCGAGATATGAGCAAAGATAGCCCCGCCCCCCCGGCCGCGCCCGATTATACCGGCGCTGCGGTCGCTCAAGGTCAGGCCAACATCGAAGCGGCCCGCACGTCCGCCCGGTTGAGCAACCCCAATATCGTCGGCCCCTACGGGACGCAGCAGATCTCGTATGAGGGCGATCAGCCGACCGTCACCCAAACCCTCAACCCGAACGCACAAGCCGCGTTAGAGAGCCAGCAGGCCACACAGAAGGCTTTGGCCGATCTCGGCCTCCAAGGTACGACAACCGCCCAAAACGTCATGGGGCAGGCATTTTCGCCAACCGGGGGGCCATTACAGACGAGCCTATCGGCGCCGGGTGCGGTCCAATCGTCCTACGATATGTCGGGCTTGGCTCGGATGCCGGTTAACGCCGGCACGACGGGCCAAGAGGCTATCATGGCGCGGCTACAGCCGGCCTTGGCGCAGCAGCGTTCGATGAAGGAAACGCAGCTCCGAAATCAGGGCTTGGTTGCCGGCGGCGAGGCCTACGACGCCGATATGCGGAATTTGGGCTACCAAGAGAACGACGCTCGATCGCAAGCCGTGTTGCAAGGCATCGGCCTCGATACTGCGGCGCGGTCGCAGGGCTTCGGGGAATTGCAACAGCAAGCCAATCTCGCCAACACGGCGCAGGCCCAGGTCCAGAACCAGGGCTTGCAGTCGGCGCAATTCGGCAACGCGGCCCAACAGGCGGAATTACAGCGGCAACTCGCGCTTCGGCAACAGCCGCTGAACGAGATCACCGGGTTGATGAGCGGTTCGCAGATCCAGCTTCCTCAATTCCAACAGTACACCGGGCAGAACGTCGCGCCGGCCCCGACCTTTGCCGCGACACAGGCGCAGGGTCAAAACGCGATGCAGAATTACGGCATCCAGCAAAGCGCGGCCAATGCGGAAACGGCAGGGTTGTATGGATTAGGTGGGTCGGCTTTGGGCGCGGGCGGGTTAGCCTACGGATTGAAGACATCAGATCGCCGTCTAAAACGTGAAATTAAACGGATCGGCGAACACGCGCTCGGGATTGGCGTCTATTCTTACAAATATATTTGGGACAATATCCCTCAGGTTGGCGTTATGGCCGATGAAGTCGAATTGGTCCGTCCCGAAGCCGTTATTACGGGCGCCGATGGCTTCAAAATGGTCGATTACGGAGCATTGTGATGGCTGACGTAGCACAGACGTTTTCGATTGACCCATATGCCGCCGAAAATGCTCGCCTATCTCGGCAGCAGAAACTTGCGGAAATCCTACAGCAACAGGCGTTGCAGCCCGATCAGCAATTCAGCTACGCGGGTATTCAAGCCCCGGCAAGTGCGGCTGGTGCTTTGGCAAAGGGGCTACAAAGCGGGATTTCTGGCTATATGATGGGCCGTTCCATGAAGGGCCAGGAAGACCTGATTAGCAAGGCGTCCGAAGATACCAAAAGCGCAACCGAGGCCCTCGTTAAAGGGCTTTCTGCGAAGCCGTGGCAGAACCCGGATGCTGGCGCAGTTGGCACCGCTCCGATCTATCAGCCCGGTGCGTCTGGCCTTCGCGATGCGAACGACCCCGCACCGCAACCTCAAATGATGCCGGGCGCGGATCAATCAACAGCCGCGTTCAAGGCTGGCCCGGCAGGCAGCTATTCGGGGGCTTTGGCATCGCTTGGAGACCTTCCAGATAACCCGCAGGCGCAACGGCTGGCACAATCGTTGCTGATGAAGAAACTTGAAAAGGATTCGGCGACGACTAAGCTCGGCCCGGAGGAGAAAGTCTATGACGCCAATGGTAAATTATTATTTGGGAACGACCCGAAATCACAATCGGCGCTTGGGAAACTCGCGGACGATTACAAAAATGGCCGGATAACCAAGGCGGAATATGATGCCGGGGTTGCCAAGGAAACGAGTTTTGCGCCCCCGCCACAGGTTCAGGTCAATTCTTATTTGCCCGCGAGCGAAGAAGCGCAGAAGCAATTCCTTCAAAGTGCCCGCATGACCTACGACCAGTTAAAACAAGCCCCTGTCGCCTTGCAGAATATCGAGCAAGCCAAGGCGCTTGTCCCGTCGGCAGCAGGGTTTATGGGACCGGGCGGCGATACATTATTGAACGCGGCCAAGTTCCTGAACAACCGCGTTGGAACTAGCATCAACATCGAAGGCATCAAGAACGCCGAAGAATTGCGTTCCCGCATCTTTGAGAATGTTATGGACAACCTGAAAAAGATGGATGCAAGCCCATCTCAGCAGCAGCAAGCAGTTATGCAGAAGGCCCTTGGAAGTTTGGACACAGACCCTGCGGCGTTGCCGCAGGTTCTGGACAGCTTCGCTAATATTATTCGTGGCAAGATCGATCTCCATAATCAGGAAATGCAGGGCGCAATCGAGCGCGGCGTTAAGTTCCCGTATGACCCGATCATTAAGGCTCCCGCGCCGACCAACGCGGGCGCGAGCCCCATTGACGATCTCGTGAAAAAGTACGGCGGCAAAAGATAATGCCATACGATGAAGCCACTTTAGGCCAGGCACTAATCAACGCCGACAAAGCGGGCGACGTTGATGCTGCGCGTGCGTTGGCTGGCGAAATCCAGAAAATGCGCGGCGCGACGGTTGATACCCCGCAGCCCGCGCAGCCTCCGCAATCTGCCGAACCTCAAAGCGGGTTTGTGCGCGGCCTGAAAGATGCGCCCGAAGGTATGACACAGCTAATCGGTAAAATCGTTGAAGCCGTTGCGCCAAAAGATAGCTGGATAGGCCAAGGCGCGAAGAAAACAAACGATGCCCTGACAGGTATGTTTCGTGAAAACGAGTCTCAATATCAGGCCGGACGCGGCAAAGATGCCGGAATAGATTGGTCAAGAATTGGCGGCAACGTCGCTATGACCGCTCCAATCGGCGCCGGTTTTGGTGCGGGCGCAACGCTTCCCCGCGCCATTGCCTCTGGCTTGGCAAGTGGCGCGTTTTCTGGCGCAGCAGAGCCGGTCCTCAGTGATGATTTTTGGGCCGATAAGGCAAAGCAAATTGCAACGGGAATGGGCGTTGGCGGCGTATCTGCGGGCGCGGCGCACGCTATCGGTCGCGTTTTATCTCCGCAGACTGACGAACTTGTAAAAGCTCTAATGGATAAGGGCGTGACCCCTACGCCGGGGCAAATCTTGGGTGGCGCTGCAAAAACCGCCGAAGAAAAAATGACGAGCCTCCCGGTTTTTGGAGACGCTATTGTTGGGGCGCAACGTCGCTCAATTGGAGACCTAAACAAGGCTGTTTATGAAGATGTTCTCAAGCCCATCGGGGAAAGTGCACCGTCGTCTATTGGCCGCGATGCGATAAAAACGGTCGGCAACAAAATATCAGACGCATACGACAATGTTTTGTCTCAAGTGTCGTTTTTGCCAGACCAGAAATTTTCGCAAGACATCTCTAATATTCTCCAAACAGGACAAGGTTTGCCTCAACGCGAGGCTGACGCGTTGCGAGATATCGTTAAGGAGAAAGTCGTTAAACAAATCGGGCCGCAAGGCCCTATAAACGGCAATGCTTTCAAAGAAATAGAAAGTTCTGTTGGCGGCGAAGCGGCCCGCTTTTCAAAATCGAGCGATGCCTTCCAACAGAAATTAGGAGATGCACTTAGTTCGGTTGTCGAAGCATTGCGAGATGGGCTTGCCCGGACAAACCAAGGCGTTAAAGTAAATGTAAATGGGACCGCTGTTGATGCAGCGGATCGCCTTCAAAACCTAAATGAGAGTTGGGCGCGTTTAGTCCGTCTTGAAAGGGCGGGCGGCAGCGCGGGCGCGACCGACGGGGTGTTTACCCCAAGCCAACTAAGTTCCGCAGTTAAGGGCGCGGATAATTCTGTTCGGAAAAGAGCCTTTTCTCGCGGCGATGCGCTTATGCAAGACTTATCGGATGCGGGGCGCGGCGTCCTCGGCGATAAATATCCTGATAGTGGAACCGCCGGTCGTCTGCTGCCAATGCTACTCGGTGGCGGAATTGCGACATTGGCCCCCGCTGCTGTTGACCATCCGATTGCTACTGCGCTTGCCGCAACCGCGTTAGGGGCGGCTGCTGCGCCATACACCAAAACGGGCCAAAAATTAGCGGCGGCGCTTCTTGCGGGAGAGCGACCAGCCGTGGCCAAGGTAGTCGGAGACACGCTTAAGTCGGGCGCCCCATACGCTGCCGCTGCCAGCCCATCGATCTATGGCTATGGCCGCTAGATGCGCTATCCCAGGGATCGATCCGGTGATAGCGGCAACAATCGCTATTCTTGTTGCCTGTTCATCGTTCATGTTTAAAATTATGCCATTTCTTCGCCCAAAGGATTAGGTCATGTCGTATAACGGTTCAGGCACCTTTCAAATAAATTCGACCGGCCAGCCGGTTGTAACCGGCACGACGATCTCGTCAACCGCGTTTAACGCGCTGACGGCCGATCTCGCCACCGGCCTCTCGACCGCGCTAACGAAGGATGGGCAAACTACCCCGACGGCGAATATCCCGTTGGGCGGCTATAAGATCACCGGCCTAGCGAACGCGACCTTATCGACCGACGCGATGGCATACGGTCAGTTTACCGCGTTCGGCACCCCCGGCTATACGACGACCGCGACGGCGGCGGGGACGACGACGCTCACGGTATCGTCAACGCAACAGCAATTCTTCACGGGCGTCACGACCCAAACCGTTGTGCTGCCGGTGACCTCAACGCTCGTTCTCGGGCAATCGTTCCGCATCGTGAATATGTCCTCGGGCGTCGTCACCGTGAATTCGTCGGGCGGCAACGCGGTCGTCGCGATGGTCGCGCTCGCCGAAGTAACCGTGACTTGTATCCTGGCGAGCGGGACCACCGCGGCGTCTTGGGATATCCAATACACCGGCAAGAGCGCGGTTACGGGTACGGGGTCGATGGTCCTCGCAACCTCGCCGACGCTCGTTACCCCGACGCTCGGCGTGGCTACGGCGACGACCGTAAACAAGGTGACGTTCACGACGCCGGCAAGCGGCTCGACGTTGACGATCGCTGATGGAAAGACGTTGACCGCGTCGAATTCGTTGACCTTGGCTGGCACCGATTCAACCACGATGACCTTTCCGAGTATATCTGCGAACGTCGGTTTCCGCGAAGTTCCGTCTAACTCGCAAAGTGCGAACTATACTGCGGTGCTTGCAGACAACGGCTACTCCATTGACCACCCATCGTCAGACGCTAACGCCCGCACCTTCACAATCCCGGCCAATGCGTCTGTGGCATATCCTGTCGGTACTTGCCTGTCGTTCTCTAACATGACGGCCAACGTCGTCACCGTCGCAATTACAAGCGACACGATGTACCTCGCTGGGACAGGAACGACGGGATCGCGCTCGCTCGCCCAATACGGTGTCGCGACGGCGCGCAAGCTCACTACGACGACGTGGCTTATTAGCGGAAGCGGGCTGACGTAATGAGTGGCCCGCTTCAAATGATGCTGGGTCAGGGTGCGGACAACCGCATCCCTGTCGAATACCTTGTCATTGCAGGCGCCGGCGGCGGCGGGCGGCGTCTCGCGGCTGGCGGCGGCGCGGGCGGGTATCGAACGAACGTCGGCGGGACAACTCTAAAGTTCAACGTCGGAGATACCGCTACAGTTACCGTAGGCGGCGGCGGCGCGGGGGCTACGAGCGACGGCCCCGGCAACAACGGCAGCAACAGCGTGTTCAGCACGATCACGTCAGATGGCGG